TGTTTCCGTACTCGGCCCGCCAGATTCCCGGAATCGTTGAAGCCGGGATTGACGTATTCGGATCATAAAGAGTGAAATTAATCTGCTTTGGGGCCTTAACGTGTGAGTTAAGAACGCCGATGGTCGTGATGTTCGTGCTCCCGGTCCAGGTCGAAAGAGCTACGTTCTCCACGTTGCCGAGGCCAATGTTCGCCCTCGCCTGTTCCGCCGTGCTCGCCCCTGTACCGCCTTGGGCGATAGAAAGCGGCGTAGTAAGCCCGCTGATGCTTTGCGTTATGACACTCCCGGCCTTGACCGCGCCTTCAACCTGGAGCTTCGCGCCGCTTTCGTCGTCTGTCTCCGTCCCGATGAGAACATTGCCCGAGGCATTGATCCTCATCCGCTCCTGACCGAGCGTATGAAAAGCGGTAATACCGTGCGTCCAATTGGGGTCAGTTTTTGAAAGCTGACCAATTCTCAGCGATCCTTGTCCAGACCCTTTTGTACCTCTAGTGTAGGCGAAGTGAATAACGTCATCGTGCGTCGTACTCTCCCCAAGCGCCATCTGAGTGACGCCTTTATAGGCACCGTAGACCCAGAGGCTATTTTGGTTAGTCCTCAGAAAGACGCTGTTATTGGTCCCGAGAAGTATCAGGTTTTGTCCAAAAGGAATGAATACCGTACCAGCGGGGCTCAGGGAAAGAGCGGACTGAGTAAGCGTGCCCGGAGAAGCAATCGTCACCGCTCTTCCGGCGGTCGTCAAGTTAGACCCGCCGTACACATCACCGCCGCCCCCGTCCCCGCCGCACGCCGTTGGCGCGCTCTCCAAAGTCGCCCCGTCCACGCTCCACTGAGCGCAGCGACCGCCAATTGCATTGGCGTTCTTCGTCACAATGGTCCCTAACGTCGGTAGGCCAGAGAGCGAACTGTAGGCAATCTGCGCTCCGTCGCCACCGCTGTGATCGTGGTTATCACCGCCCGTGACACCGCGCGATGCATCGGCCTTCTCGCTGAGGGCCTGCCACAAATCCGTCTGGTTCGAGAGCGTACCGGTGATGGAACCCCATTGTGTCTCTCCATCACAAACCCCGCTCGATCCGTCCACGCGCACGCAGTCGGAAGGATTCCCGGCAACGAGTCCCGGCGTCCCGTCCGTGACCTTCACGACACCGCTGCCGCTAACCGCGGGCATGGCTCCGAGATTCGCCCTCGCGCTGGCCGCGGTCGTCGCCCCCGTGCCGCCTTTGGACACCGGCAGCGTGCCCTTGGTCTGCTTCTGGAGGTCGATCTGGGCCAAGAGCAGACAGGGAAGGAGAACTAACCAAAACACACGTCTTACCAAATCACTGCCTCCAACGTGTCTTCGGGATCGGGGATGAACTGCTCCAACATGGTGATTTCGTTCCCCGCAATCGTGTAGTGAACCCCCTCCGTCAATACCGTCTGGTTCCAGATCACGAATACGAGCAAGTATTGCGACCGGGAGATCGTGAAACGAGTGTTCACGCCGTTCTTCTCCCCTTGAACCGGCTCTCGATGCGGAACGCCGTACACCACCGCGACCACTCCCGTACCCGGTACGTCCTCCGGCTGCGGGCTCACAGTCGCCGGGCCGGGGTCCGCGAGAAACGGGGAAACCAGTTCGTACTCCGCCGTCTTGACCTCGAACAACTCCGGGCCGACAGCGATCAGTCTGTCCGTGTCGTCGTAGAAGAACGCCGAGTACCTGACGTTCGGGGGAACCAACGAGTCTGTCCGCCAGATCCGAGTCAGCGGGTCGTACACCCCTTCCCGGATCGGCACCTTAACGCGCGTAGGAACGCGCACCTTCGGGTGACTATCTTTCAAGCACACCCTGGTCCACTGAGCACCGCCGACCGAGGGAAGGGCCATGATGAGCAGGACGTAGCCGTTAAACGGCTGACCGCCGCTCCAATGGATTTTATCCCCGCATGTAAGTGTTGCTTTCCCTGGAGCAGCCATGTTGTTCCCCTACTTACATTGTAACTCCGCTAACATTCCACTCCGCGCTTTCTAAGTTCTTTTGCGACTTTGAAAGGATCTGTCTTACGCTTCCAGAAGAAGTTAACAATTACCTCGAATAAATGCCCAATTACCCCCCGCAGGTCGGAGTTCCACAGATCAGGGTTGTAGTAATCGATATCTGCCTCAACGAACCGCTCGTACACCTGCAAATTCATCGAGTAGGTTGGGATCTTCTGCCGATAAGTCGCCTGCGCCCGCTCGCCTCGGTACTGATGCCCGCCAAGAACACGGGCAAAGGTGTCGGAGTTCTTCAACCACTCATCGAACTCGGGAGTGCGAATGAAGAACACTCGGTCCTCCAAGACCTCCTCGACCTCCATCTTGGGAGCCCCAAGGGACGCCAGCACAGCCGTCATATTTTGCAGCGTCTGTTCCTTCTTCTTCTCCATAGAAAAAAGGTTCCCTGTGAACCCGTCAGGGAACCTTTATGCGGACAGAAGGAAGGCAGGGTTCAGGAGAACTACAGACCCAGACTCGAAGGCGCGTCGATAGTGCGGATGCGGTACGGGTTCGTATCCAAAACCTTTGCCGCGAAGACGAAGTTGTAGCTCACCGCCGCGCGAATCTTGCCCTCCGGGTTAGCGATGCTCGGGGTCATCTCCCGGACGACATTGACCGCGAACTTCGTTCGATCCTGGTCCTCGGTCCGCGTCGGCCCACGACCGGCAAGGTCGATGGCTCCGAGGCCCTCCTGGCCGAAGAAGTACACGCGGTACAAGTTCTTCGTACCCGATTCCACATGGACGTTCGTGGACTCCCAGATCTCCACACCACTCCAGCGGGCGATGAAACCACGATCTTCCATCTGGAACAACCGGTTCTTGCCTTCGCCGCCCTGCTTCACGACATCCACAAAGCCGCCAACTGACGGGTCGTGGATGAAGTCATAGGCAATGTACGGGTGCAAGAGGCACTTGTAGTACCCATCTCCGAACGGTCTAATGTCCAAACCGGCGAAGCGGTGCCGCACGTTCGCCACGTCCGCGCTGGCGAAGGACTGGCCCAGAAGCAGCACGTTGGTGTTGGCCGCAACAGAGTCAACCTCGTTTCGCAGAATCGTGTCCACGGTCAACCCGGCGCGGTAGCCCAACTGATCCGCGCCCACGGCAACGATATCGTTATCCGGCGCGGTGTCCACGAGCAGGTCAGAGAACGAGATGAAGTCAGCATACTGGCTGACTTCCGCGGACACGGTCGTGGACTGCATCTGGAGACTGTTCCCGACAGCGCCTTCGGACGTCGGAGTCGTGTTCGCACCGAACTGAGAGTAACGATAGAACTGAATAGTCTTGCCGTTTTTCTTCGGCAGGGTCCGCGTGTCCACGCCCTTCCAGAACATGAATTTCTTACGAAGAGCCGTGAGGGCAACACGGTCGTAGTAGACCGAGACCAAGTGTTGAAGGCCGGAACTGGTAGTAAGATTGCCAGCAGGAGTATAGGCCATTACGAAACCCCTCTAGTATGAACTCAAAGCCCGCGTACGGACTTCTGAATCTATTGTAACACGACCGCGACTAACTTGCGCGACGGGACTTAATAACTCCAGCCTGTAAAAGCATCTCCTCCAACTGCTCCAACGGCATTCCGTATGCCTTCGCCAGAAGTTCATCGGACGCGGGCTGTCCTTCCTTGCCGGCGGAGCTAACGCGCGGAGGGACGAACTTCGGATTCTCCTGTTCCTTCTTTTCCTCCTTCGTCTTCACCAACCCGCGCGCACGGGCGATGTCGAACGCATCCCGCAACGTTTGGTAACTCGGTTGCCAACCGCGCTCGCGCATGACGCGCTCAATAGCCTGACGGTTCTCCGGCGAAGCCTCGTACTCGGGCGTCGTGTCGAGAAACCGCTGAGTCTCCAACTCCTGCAACTTCTTCGCCTGAGCCGCGAGGCCGGCGACCAACAAGGGAACCATCTGGCTCACTGGGAAGCCGTAACGGGCGGTTTCGAGGTAATCAATTCCCTCGCGCGGGTCGTTCAGGAACTTCTTAGTGAACTCCTCCATGTTCCACTCCGGCTTTGCCTTCGTCGGTTCCTTCGTCGGTTCCTGTTTCTGCGGTTCCGAACGGTGCTCCTCCAGCTTCGCCGCGAGCAGGCGGTTAAGCTCCTCTTGCGAACCCGCTTCGATCTTCGTCCCATCGGAGAGGGTGACGGAAACGGGTTCCGGTTCCTTTGGTTCTTTCGTTTCCGTCTCCCCTCCCTGCTCCGCAGCTTTGACGGTATCGAGCACCTGTTTCAATTGCTCATCCGTCATGTTGCTGAAATCCAACTGCGAAAAATCAACCGGCGGCATAAACGAAATCTCCTTTCTCCTTTAACTCTTCCTCCAAAACTCTCGGAACACGTACGAGCATTTCCGAAACTTTTTCCCAAGCACGGTAGTCCATCGCAGCTTCGAGGATTTCATCCCGTCCGCGGGCGGCTTTGAGCCGTTCCTGCGCAGCATCCCGCGCTTCTTTAACCACGACCTCAAGCAGCAATTTGTACCCCGGAATCGTCCTCAACGCCGCGATTCTTCTCTTTTGTTCATCCGTCAGATCCACGTGTGACTCCAAGAACCTTCAGAACCTCGCGCGCGGAGCGCTCGCCAGTCTCGGTCAGCTTCGCGTCCGTCGCCATACGCGTCGTCGCCAATTCGGTTTGGGCCTTCATTTGGCCCATTTCGAGTCTGGTCTGGCGCTCGATCATCGCTTTTTGAAGCTCCATCATCATTTTCGGATCGGGCTGCATCATCCGCTGTTGCTCCTCGGGCGACATCGGGCGGAAGAACTGATAACTCCGCGCCGTCGCCGTCGCGTCCTGGAAGAACCGTTCCCACTCGTTGAAATTGATGGTCTTGCCTTGGACATTCGCCTGCCTCATAACAGCTTCGTTAAAGACCAACTGCGACACAGGACCAAGGAACATCGCCAAACGGTCCTTCGCGACCATCCGCGAAGCGGCTTCCATTTTGAACTGGAGATTCCCCGAGAACTCCGAGGGATTGAACATCGTGAGCATCTTGTGGATCTTGTACAACATCGGTACGATCATGAAATCCTCGAAGTTCTTCACCGCCGAACGCAACCTTTGGTTCACGCTCTGCCGCTGCGACATAACCCCTGTCGCGCTGCGGTTCGCATTGCTCGGGGTCGGGACGCCGGACTGAACGAAATCGTTGATCCCCGTCCTCTTCGCGGCCTGCGCATGGATCAGTTGTTCCTCGCGATAGGCGTCCGCAGTCACGTTCTCAACCTTCATGACCTCCACTGCGCCCTCGGTCGGGACTTCATCAATCAACCCTGGTCGCCAGGCGATCTTCGATGGGTTCGTTGGCGTACCGGCGATCCGCTTCCGCGGCGGGCGAAGAGCCAAAGACAGGTTGTCAAGCCGCGCGTTTCTGATTCCCTGTGCGTACTTCTGCTCCCCCTCCAACACGTCCGGCAGGCTCATACCATACGGTCGGCCAGGAGCGAGGTTGAACGGTGCCTTGCAATACGGAATGAACCCGAACGGGTTCTTTTCATTGATCACGCACCAGAGCCGACCAAGGACCCAGATTAACCGGCTGCGGTCCCAGTAAACCAATACCTCTATCTGTTGATGCTTCGGGTCCGTTCGCAATTCGTTGATCGGCAGAACTTCGCCAGCCGCGGCTGCCGCGTCCCGTTTTACCGCGTCCCCCGAGGTCGTCCACTTGGCCTTGGCGAAGAAGTTCAAAACCGGATCTGGCGGGATCTTCACGCCCTCGATTCCACGCAACCGCGCCAGTTCCTCGACCGTGAGCCGTTTTACGTGAATCACGCTCGGGCTGAGGTCGATCAACGGCGCGGGCGTGGACAGATCGAAGTACACATCCCGGATATCCGCAAACTCGACCACGGGTTGTCTCAGCCGCGTGTCCCAGGACAGTTCGATCATCCCGTCGCCGTACATCAACGCCTGCTTCACGGCCATCGACAAGTTGACGATTCCAGTCACGCCGGTTTCGTCATAAGGGACTTCCAAGTAGTCGCAGATCTTGTCCCTCTGCCTCGCAGCCTCCGCGGGTAGCGTGTTATCCCGTGGAACGACGTCAAAGAACGCCGGTCGATAACCAAAAAGCTCCTCGGTGATGATCGGGTACGCACTCTCGACCTGATCGTAAGCGATCATCACCGGCAGGCTCGCGCGCTCGACATCCGTGCCTTCCCACTTCCGCTTCTCTACAACTCCGTGGTACAACCTCTCGGCAGTTTTCCATCGTTCCTCGTGGCTCCGTCGTTGGCCTTCATACACCCCGAGCGTCGTCACCACGAGCTTCACCGCCTCCTCGTCACTCGGCTCCTGATCCTCGAACAGAAACGGTATCCGTTCGAGATCTACATCCTGTGGCTGAGACGGCGGGGTGATTTCCGGCATGGGACTACGGGTTTACTCCAAGTTTCTCCGCGATCAGTCCGTACTTAGGCTCGTTCATGTGTACACTCCACTAACAACATTATAGCGCTCCTAACCCGGACCAACTCCCGGTTGTTTCTTTCTTGCCGAAGATGAGTTCGTATTTGTCTAAATTATCCAGCATCTTCCGCTGCGCTGTTCTTAGTAACTCCTTCATCGACGGCGATTCTTTCACCGGCCCGAAGTTGGTTTCGCCTTGGAACTGGTCGGCCAACGTGTCGAGTATGTCGTCATGGATGTATTTCGGAAACCGTGTAAGCTCGTGTTTCAACTCCTCCTTTACGTGGATGGGGAGTTCTGTTGAAAAATACAACATCCCGTTCTTGTACCACGGCTGAAGTCCCAGGATCCGCTCGACCTTACTTGACTGATTGTCCCGCTTGAGAAACTCGAAGTTCGGCCAAATACCCGTGATTTGGCTCCTTCGCCGCACCGATGGCAGGAGCCCGCGCGTGAACCCCGTTTCCTCGATCTTGATCTTCAACGGACGGTATTTGAGATGTACGAGAAACAAGTGATCCACAATCGCATCCGGCAAGAACTTACCGATGCGGATGTCTACAACGTAGCGCCGGTTCGTGCGGTCTACAAGACAGGTGGTGATGACCGTGTTATCGCTTCTCTTACCCGTCGTCTCGGCCAAGTCTACGGTCGTGACGGCGTACTGGATCGGAATCCTCGCTATTTCCTCCGGCGTCTTCCATCTCAGATCTTTGATGTCAAACGCCTGTGATTCGCCGGTAATAGGGTTGTTGAGGTACTGGGTCGCAAAGACTTCCTCGCCCACTACTGGATCGGTCCGCATCTTCTCCAATTCTTCCGTCGGGAACTCCTCGGGGAATCGGCTGATCGGCTTGCCTTCGGCGTCGTAGAGGAAAGGCTTGTCCAGTTCATCCGGCGTGAAGCGCTCGTTCTCGATGTCGCGTTTGTAACACGGCATTACGAAGACTTGAAAAGCGTGCTCCCGGCCCTGCTCCTCCTCCTTCATCCATTCGTCAATGATTCGACCGTAGAGGTCGGAGTAGTGATACCTGGTGCCCTCGATGTCGATCCAGTACCGCGGCGAGATCAACAGGCTCCGCGCCATGCCGTAGCGGTAGATGATCTTCTCACACTGCTCCCGGGTCGCTGTGTTCTTCTCGTCTACGATGTCGGTGAACTTGAGCACGTGGTAATGCATCCCGGTTCGGATCGTCTCGATACCCGACACCTGAACCGTTGGGGACTTCGTGTAATGCCTCCGCGCCGGGATGTAGAAGAACTGTTGCGTGCCCCATTCTTTCTTCTCAGGCGGGCAGAACTCGGGGAACAAGTATCTCATCCGCGAGTTCTGTTGGAAGTGGCGTTTAATGTTGGAAAGAATCTGCTCCGCAATCTCCTGTGAAGCGTGAACGAGCAGGATGGTGATGTCGGGGAAGTTGAGAATCCACTGAACAATGTGGGCCTCGATGTTAACCGAGGTCTTGTACCACCCACGCGGGGCAAGCAATAACCGCTTCCGCGGTCCGGTGAGAACATTCGCCGGATCGTCATCCAACGGCGTGTACTCGAACTTCTCGTTCGTGACTATATCCGTCCCTTGGAACCCCTGGAACCCCTGCAAGTGCTCGATAATCGGCCCGTGAACGTGCGGAACGACCTTGGTAAAATCCAGAACGTGCTTGCAAAGCCAAAAAAGATCCGTGCGGGCCTTGCGCCGGCCCGCAGCGATGTATTTGAGTTCCCGTTCGCCGATCAATTAAATCTGCACCACGTACAAATTCGCGTTGACGGTTTTCTGTTGGCTGGTTGTGTTGACCACCTGAACGCTCAACAGATCTTTCTCCGGACAGTAGGGATTGAAGATCACAAATCCGGTGTCCAGATTATCCGCCCAGATCAATACCGGATGCCCTACTCTCAGTCCTTCTACCTTCGACGAAAACACGTGCGTACCGCCGGCAGGAATGTCCACGCCATCCAACCGGATCTTGGCGGACGTTACTAAAGGATTAATCGTCTTAGGACGAGCCATAACCTCCTCTTGAACTCACTCCAGTTAGTAACTGGAACCCTTAACCCCATTATACCGTCCTATTAACACCACGAACACGTTTGGAACCTTCCTCAGAAAAATTTTGCGCGTACACAGCGGGCGAAGACACTTGCAACGCGTTGCGACGCGTTGCACAGGCGCGGCGTATTGCGCCGGCGATGCCAAGGGTACCGCCGCCCCACTTGTAACAATGGAACCTTCTCCTGACCTCCTGCTACGTAAGCAGGCATTCATCCGTGCAAGTCGTTGAATCTAAAGCACATAGTGACCGATCTGTCTTTTTCCTGACCTAGCTTAGCCTGTAGCACCACTGTAGGCCACGTAGTGGTTCGTTCGCTGCGCATTTTTCGGAGAGGGCGAGGGGGAACCGCGGAAATTTTTTCGGCGAGAGCGCGGGGGCGAGTGCATC